GGGGGTCTCAACCTCCTCTATGATGTAGGCAGCTGTCCTCGGACAGTGAGAGCATCAAGGCCACACATATTACTATGTTTAAGCCCCAACAGATCAAGACCAGTCAAAAGCTTCTTATTAAAATTAACAAGATTGAATTTTCACTCAAACTTGCAATTTCTCTTGTCGGCTATTTTGTGGATAGAGATCTTACTCCTTATATTACCGCCTTGTCTACCTACGGGAAGTTCATGGCCACTAACGTGGATCATGAAGGTCCGAAGGAAACAGCTAGAAAATATAAAGAATATTTCCATATTGGGACTAGAGTGGCGATGGGTCTTCCCATCTCTCCGTTACCTTTCACTAAGATTACCCGAAATGGCTTACCATTCCGTCTTAAACCAGTTGAACCGTTCTTATACGGTGACAAGTGGGATAAACGAATTGGTTTAACCATACTCCGCATTTATACCCTTATCCGATTAGAACCGGTTAAGGATTTAAGTGCAGTGGTGACCCCAGGGAAAGATATCAGCTCTTCGTTCATGGATAAATGGGAAAAGTATGTTGGAGATAATATCAAAAACATACCGCTCCCGGTGTATCCTTCTCCAGCCGTTTTCACGTTTGGATCGAGGAAAGGGCCGAACGGGCCCGCAGTACTTACTGCACACCTAGATGCGATAGCTCTGAAATCATCTCCACTTTTCAGCACATTTATGGATGTCGCTCGAGCTGTCGAATTCCCTCTTCTATCCTCATTGTCAACTTGCCTTACCCACCGAGGACCAATTACAGGTCTCTCAATTGGGAAAGTATCTTTCATCCCTGAAAAGGGCGGGAAGACGCGATTAATCGCGATTGTGGACTTTTGGTCCCAACAATTGCTAAAAGGCTTTCATATTAGCCTTATCGATTATATCGCACGACAGTACCGAATGACAGACTCTACCTTTAACCAGGATCACGGCTTTAAAAGGGCCATGTCCGAGTCAAAGGGTTTAAAAGTTTATTCATTCGATCTGAAATCAGCAACTGACCGGTTCCCATATATCCTCCAACAAACGGTGTTAAGCCATTTGTGGGGGGATATCGGGATTAAGGTCGGAAAGCTGTTAGTTGACCGTGAGTTTAGAGTAAAGGGAGTCGATAATCCAGTAAAATGGGTTAGAGGTCAGCCATTAGGAAGTTATTCTTCATGGCCCCTTTTCACGCTTAGTCACCACCTATTTGTAGGTCTATCTGCTAGTCTTGTTGGAATACAAGACTTTAAGCAGTACCAACTTTTAGGTGACGATATCATCATCTGGAATGAGGATGTTGCTACATCCTACAAGTCTCTCATGGACGAAATCGACGTTTCAATTTCGGTTGAGAAATCTGTAGTTTCGACTGATACCAGTAACGTTGTGGGAGAATTCGCAAAGCGATTCTTCCAAAACGGGACTGAAATCTCTCCACTCTCACCAACTATGCTTCTTACGGTTAGCGAGAGCCTCTATGAGGTTCCTAACCTAATACGCGAATTGGTGATGAAGTGGGAGGCGGTTGAGACCCCCTCTGAACTTTTAGCTTTAGAGGCCTTCCCTAAGAAAGGAAGGCAGATCTTATCGATCCTATTTGGATGTACGCATCTACTTAAAGGTGTTTATCCTCTAAGTTGGTGTGGATTCTCGTCCGAGATTGGGACCCTATTAAAAGGGCTAACCCGCTACTTGGATAAGATGCAAGCAAACACTCTCTTTCAAGGACTCCGTCCTGGTAAACCCCCTATTAAGGTGGATCAACTAGAGAA